ATGCGTTGCATGCCGCCCACCTATCGATTGAAATAGGATTTGGTCGGTATATATTATCCTCCTTACCAGGAGTTCGTAGTAAATAGCTCGAGTGCATAACCTGTATGCTCGATCAAAGCAAAATGCAACATATAATAGTTTGGGCTACCATGAATACATTATTCACTACTCTCAAAAAGTTTGTCTCGGAAATTTCTGTGCGTAAACATATGGACAAGATAAAAACCAAACAAGGTTGAAATCTTCTCCTGCTGCCACAAAAATATCGAGAGCATGTGAGCCTGCAATAGGATCAGAATTGCCGTTTCCGGGAACCAAAAGGGTCCCGCGAGCGGCAGATGCATCACCAGTAGTATAGCTCAAATTACTAGCTCTCTTGAAGCGAAGATTGGAGTAGTAAGGATACTCAACTTCAACCGTCGGATTTACCGTCAGCGAAGTAGTGTACCCACCACCCCATGTGTCTTCAGCGAAAGTAGTAACCAGGTCAATTTGTAAATCTTCATTTCCACCTTGACCTGTGCTACCCATTGGGAAGCACGCGTTATCGTCTGCGGTTGGTGCTCCTTCGTAGCGAGACATCTGAAAACGTCCTGCTGGAATAAAGGAGGGTCCGTTGCAAGATGTATACACATACTTCCATCGGAGACCACCCCGGCGGGCTACAAAAGCTGGTGTGAGATAATTCATAAGAGTTAATCTTGCATAAGAAAAAGTCTCTATAGTATTTCCTCCACCACGATAACGGGGAAAGACTTTATGGTAAACCCGCCACAGCCAAAAAGATGATTGCCTACCAATTGACGACGTGTCTGGCGACAAAATCGTTTCGGAAAGGCAATATCTCTTTAACATATCTCGGAAAGTGTGAAACGTCTCTCCAAAATAGACAACGGAATTACCGGGCATGTCTTGCATACGCCCACCAACATCTTTAGAATCAATATCGTGCCCTAATGGAGCACTGTCGCTTGGTTGTGCATCAGTAATCGCACCTGACTGTGAAGACAGGTACGAAATTGTTTGCATACCAACTGTGTCTGGCGTCGCGACCTCAAAGTCGTCTCCAGCAGAAACAAATATATTAATTCTAGGAGTGTAGGTATCTCCTGTGTCGGGTCTGACCAATTCATTTTGCACAAAAATGGCAAAAATTCCATTGGAAAACTTCTCACTATTTGTGATTGGCTCGGCTGTTTGGACTAAACCATCTATTGGAGTATGATTCTCTGCTGCAAGAGTATCGCCAGTAACAACATTCTG